TTAGAACGGTTACAACAATTAGTGTACAATTTGTATTATCTATGTCCACTAACTCATCCTTAAACACGTCTAATTTAAATGATTTTGTTTACATATGGGGTGCTGACCTTCAACTCGGCTCTTTTCCAACTTCCTACATCCCCACTACCACAACTGCGGTGACAAGGGTAGGGGATAATGCAAGCAAGAGCGGTATTAGTAGCTTAATAGGGCAGACGGAGGGGACTTTGTTTGTAGAAACAAGTATAAGTAATATATCGCCAATTTTCAGAAGACCGATTCTTAGAATATCAGACGGCACAAATAGTAATTACATACATATAGTAATCACAAACTCAAACTTATTAGGCGTTGTTAAGTATTATTTAGGTGCATTTAGTAATGTGAATATGGGTAAAAGTGCAGCTCAACTTTTAGGAAATCATAAAATTGCCATAACCTATAAATTAGACGAATATAAGTTATATTTTGATGGGGTTTATGTAAATACTTATACGGGGATGGGGTCAATGCCATCGACAAACTCGGTTTCGCTTGAACAAGATTATAACAATAGGCTGCAATCTTTTATGTTATTTCCTTATATATTATCAGATGCAGAACTTATAGCACTAACAACTTTATGAATTATGAAATTTTTGAAATTTGAATTTGCAAACGAAGCCGAATGGCTAACAGTAAAAGATAGTCTTTATGAAGATGAGGCATTGATACCCGAAGTAACCGCAATTCACGAAATAGGCTTTATATGCTTTGAAAGCAACGAAGAAGGCGAGTGTATTGACCTAAGTACTAAGTACGCAGTTGATATGCTATGTGAGGAAATAGAATGGCTTGCACCTTTTGTAGTCTATCCTAATCCTTCGGGGGTACATATCTTTGCGGGATGGGAAGCGGCTTATACGGCTGAGTATTGCAAGATTTACCCCGACAGTCCTTACTGCGTAATACCTGATGAAGATATATCTGAGTAGCATATTGACCGCTTTGGTATTATTCTTTGCCCCAATAAAGGGCATTATATTAATGGTGGCTCTTGCTACTATTATAGACACTTGCTTCGGAGTATGGAAAGCTAAAAGTTTAGGAGAGCCTATTACGTCTAAGATGTTTCGTAATGGGTTAGTGCCTAAGCTTGTTAGTTATATTGCCGTAGTGATGCTTGTGTATTCCTCTGACGTTTTTATCATAAACGCTTTGACAACGAGCGTAATTAGCGTAGAGTTTATATCTACAAAGGTTATTGCTTTGGTTCTGCTCTCTATTGAGGTTAAGAGTATGGATGAGTCTTGGATAAAGGTTAAAGGCTATTCGTTTATTGATAAAATTAAAGCTATTATTGTAAAACTTAAAGACGTAAAAAAAGAACTATAATGGAATGGTCTATAACTTTCTCGGCTCACTATCCTCACGATAGATTTGCTCTTGGATGGGAGTATATCGCTCCTTCTAAAGAGTATCAATACAATACTATAACTATTTACCTATTTATTATCACCCTAAATATAGATTATGAGACCAATTAACAAAGTAATTATACATTGTTCAGCTACTCCCGAAGGTAGAGATGTTAAGATAGACACTATTCGCCAATGGCATTTAGATAAAGGCTGGAACGATATAGGCTACCACTATGTAATCGAGTTAGATGGACAGATACAAGCGGGTAGACCAGTAGAGCTTTTAGGGGCTCATTGCCTGGGTCAAAATAAATTTAGTATAGGTATATGCTACGTTGGCGGTATGAATAAATCTATGACTAAGGCAAAGGATACTCGAACCGAAGAGCAAAAAGAGTCTTTGATTAATCTAATCGCTGACATACGCAAAAAATATCCTATACTAAGCGTAAACGGACATAACGAATACTCTGCTAAAGCTTGTCCAAGTTTCGACGTATCTAAAGAGGGTTATTAATGCAAGAAAGCGACCTCTTCGAGTGGTTAGAGGCAAATATCTACTTTGACTTATTAAAGTCTAAAAATCAGATGTCTCGCTGGGACTGCTACTCTCCAGCTACTAAGCATAGAATAGAATTAAAATGTCGTAAAACACACTACGACACCCTATTACTCGAAAAAAAGAAGTACGACGCTATGATAGCTGAGACTGCTAAACACTCAGACGCTGCTATCTATATCAATTCAACGCCTAAAGGTATTTACCTATTTAATCTCCACGATATAACGCCTTACTGGAAGGTTCAATATATCAGGGCTACAACCGAGTTCGGCAATAGTAACCGCATAGCTAAGGAGGTGATGTACTTAAACGTCTTCGACTCTCGAGTACTAACTACGTTTTAAATCTGCCTGAATTTTTCCTAAAACTTCATTCACTTGTTTACTTTTAGGAATATAATTATACTCTCAGTATAAATTACAAAATGCACAATAAGCCTTACTGATATATTGTGCAAAATTAAGTAGCATAATTCCGACATTATCCTAAATTAAAGCACATAAAGTACATTATACTGCACTTTAGGTCGCAATTACGTATAATACCGAATATTTACGTATCAAAAGAGCGTTTTACTGCACTTATTAAAAAATAAGCTTATTAACGTTCCAAGTTTTACCGATTAAAACTAAAGCTTCTTTTAATCCTGAGTCTTTAGCTATCCACACCCCTTTATAATATGACTGCTCAACTCTACAAAGCCTTAAAGGTATATCGGAGTCATCGTCTGTAAAATTATGCACTACTTTTAGCACTATACTTTTATCTGTATGCCAAGAATCACAAAGACGCTCTAATAATAAACGCTGCCCAGTAGGTATATCGTTACCTATACGCTTAACCTCTATTAAAATTAAAACCTGGTTATCGAACTCTAATACTGCGTCTATATCTGAAGGATGTATCTTACCGTTTTGAATGCCACTAAAATCAATAGCTTGCTTTACTTGCTTGCTATTCCTAATTAAGCTCATAACGCTATAAATAAAAAGAGCGTCACAAGACTAATAAAAGATATAGTACGATTAGTCTTAATTTGAGTCTTTTGATTTTCATTCTCCAAATGTAGACCTAAATTCTCGCTATCAATGGCATATACAAGCGTTTCTAAGAACTCTATATCTTTTTTGGCACTATCTATAGCCTCGTATAGTAAAAGCTCTCTGGAGTGGCTTAAAATGGCTTGTTCTGATAAACTATCCTTTTGTAGTAGCTCAATATATACCTTATCCATCTGATTTAAGGTTATGCAGATAGTCGTATCTCCAGCCTTATCTATTAATACGGTCTGCGAATAGCTGAATTTTGTTAGTAGTGTTAGCAGTACGATAATTGTTAGTTTTTGTCTCATATTTTATTTTAATTGTGTCAGATTTTAATTTAAGTATTTCTATTTTTTGGTATATTGTGTCTGTATTACTCAGGGTAATAACTCTTGGAGGCTGGGTAGCTTCTTTTTCTTTTGATATATGAATCAAAGTTGTAATAAATAGCGTAGCAGATATAGCTACTATTAGGATTAGTTTTATATTTAGGCTCATTTTTCTATGGTTAATTCTCCGATAGGGAGCGATAGGGTGTCGTGGTCTATGCTATCTATAATTACGTTAAAGTTGTGTACTGCTCGGGCGTGGACTTCAGAGTCTAAACCTTCTACTATTTCACTTTGTTCTTTTGCCCAAGTTTCAAAGGAGCGTATAGCCTTTTTGAATCCGTTATTTGGTAAGCCCACCGCATCGGCAGCGGTGAGCATCCTAACAGATAATAAGTATAATTCTATTGCTGGTTTCATAAGCTTATTTTATTAATTGTATAATTTTATTGTAATCTCTTTGCATTAATTTATTACTCTGTAAAAGGTCTGTTATTTTATCTATTGCGTGAAGTACGGTAGAGTGGTCTTTGCCTCCTATACAAGCTCCTATCTCTTTTAAAGTAGCTGAGGTATTTTGCTTCGCTAAGTAACAAAACATATGTCGAGCGTCTACAAGGTTACGAGGGCGTTTAGTGCCTTTTATGTCGTTTACTGGCTCGTTGTAGTACATTGACACCACCTCCATTATTCGCTCAAAGTATAGCGGCTCTCCGTTGCTCATTTGCATAGTAGTGCCTAAGTTATGTTTATTTCTCATACTTTCAATCCTTTTATCCATATAGCCCCTATATTTTAAAGCCTTCTCGTAGTCTGCTATAAGCATACCCATAGATATTATAGTCTGCTTAGCCTCGCCAAGCTCTCTCTTCATTATTCTCTCACTCATATTAAACTCTTTATGTATTCTCTACTAATTTTTACTCTCTCTATTAATTTTTCTATCACTTCTGTATCGTATTCTATGTCAAAAGTCTTAATCCGATATTTACTCGCCACCTCTGAGTAGTCTTGCGGCTCGTCGTAGCTTAAATGCTCGGGAGTATTCATAAGTACGTAACAAAGAGTGGCTTTACGTTTGCCCGTTAAGTGCATATATACCATTAATTGGTAGTAATAATCTGAGTTTGGTATCTCGTTTTCAAACAAAGGGAAGGTAAAGCAGTCCCAAGAGCTTTTAATATCTACTATGGTGTCGTCTAACATTACGTCAGGCGTTCCGCAGAAATATTCATCCTCGAAAAACTCCTCGTTTTTTATAGCGAATAACCATCCAAGCTCTGCGGCTGCGTAGTCTATTGCTGAGTCCTCTACTGCGTTGCCTTTATCCAGGTACTTGCTTTTAATTTGCTTACGTATGCCGTAAAGCTCAGACTTTAACCACTCTTGTAAATGGCTCTTAGTAGTTTGACTTAACACCTCGCCTTTTGAGCGAGGGTTTGTCATAAGTTTGCCAGCCGATGAAGCTCTTTGTTTAAATTCCTTTAAGTGCATTCTCGTATTTAGTTGCGTTATCTTTACTGATAGCGTAATGCTCTTTTAGTTTTGCAAGAGCTATGCTTTTATTTAAAGCGGCTTTCCAAACATTATC